CCACCTTGAAGGTCGAGATGCCGCTGAACAGAAGCGTGCGGCGATCGTCACCGATCCAGACCTGGGGCAGCTGGGGTGGCAGCACGCCGGGGATCGTCAGCGTCTGGCGCGGGCGCGCCGGGTCCGGCTCGTTCGTGTCCAGAGCCGCCACCGAGGCAGCCCAGATCCACGGGGGCGTCGGACTCTTGCCGGTGCCCACGATCACCTCGCATTGGTTGTTGCGCGAGGTGCCCAGCGTCTGCAACACGCCCACGGTGCCCGAGGCCGCCGTGTAGAGCATGCCCTCCTTCTGCACGGTCGGGCCGAAGCGCTGGAGCATCAGTCCTTCCATCGCCGTCAGGTTGGCCGTGTCGGTGTACGGAATGACGATGGTGTCGAACTTCGTGTCGCCGATCGCGTTGACGACCGTGGACATGTCCGGGTTGCCGGTGCCACCCGCCATCACGGAGTTGGTCACCGTGAGGCCGGCCGGGATCACGTCGTTCGGGTAGTACAGCGTGCGCACGTCCACCTGGTTGAACGCCTCGCCGGCGCTGCGCGAGGTGAGCGTGATCACGCCGGCGGCGGACGTCGCCGAGACGAGCGTGTCGTTGTTGGCCGTGATCGCGGCCGCGAGCGCAGTGCCCACGGCGGCCGCGGTGTCGGCAACCGCAACCGCAACCGAGACAGCGATGCCACCCAGGTACGCGGTGAGCGTTCCCGCGGCCGTGGCCGTGCCGGTGATGGTGATGGTGCCCGTCGCACTCACGGCGCCGCCGGCAGATCCCATGGGCATCGCCCACAGCTCCGCGGTGGGGCAGATGGCGATGAACGCTGCCAGCATCTTGGCGAGCATCGAGCGTGCACCGAAGTTCTGGCGCGCCTGGTCGGCGCTGATGATGGGGTAAGCCGTCAGCAGCGCCGCACCGCCGCCGAACTTCTGGCCAATGATCAGGACGCGGGGCCGCTCCACCGGCAGCCCGTTGACCGCGTTCGAGTTGTCGAACTCGATGTATTGGCCCGGCGTCAGCAGGTTGATCGGGATGGAGTTGAACGAGATCGACATCAATGCCTCTTCGGTGTGGGTGGTGATGCGCGCGCTACGGCGCGATCAGGGTTCGTTGCCGGTGTCGGGATCGGGCTGCGGCGGGGCCGGGGGCGGCGGCAGGACGGTGGTCGTGATGACCACGTCGCCTTCGCCCAGGCGCCGCTGCCAGTAGGTGGAGTCCTCCACCGCCTTGCCGCCGACGGGGATCGGCGTCATCGAGTCGTCGGGATCGCGGACGACCATGTCGGCGGTGGCGGGCTTGATCAGGATCTTGGGCATGGGCCTTCCTTGGGGGTTCAGGGCTGGGGCAGGGTGACGACGTCTTCAGCGTCGGGCGCGCTCGTCGACGTGTCGCCGTTGAGCCAGGATTGGTGCTTGTCGGGCGTCTGGGACGTGATGTCCCACTTCGCGTCGAACGTGACGAAGGGCGAGACCAGGGACGACACGTCGATGTCGAGCGTCATGGGAATCTCGAACGCCACCCCGTACACCGCGACGCCGCGGTTCTCGATCGTTCCGGTGAACAAGTTCTCCAGGCGCTGGAAGGTGGCCGTGCCGATGCCCGCGATGACGCGGCCGTGAAGGGCCTTCGCAACCACTTCCCAGAGTTCGTAGGCGCCGATCAACTGGGCATCGCCCAGGCGCCGCGCTTCCTGGCCCTGCGCGTGGCCGGTGGCCACGTACACCATCCACTGGCCGTTGATCTGCGGCAGCGTCTGGCCAGGCGAGCTCGTCTGGCCGCCCGCGAACGCCACATAGATGCCCGGCGTCTTCGTGAGCAGCCGCTTGAGCGTGTCGTCGTCCCACTCGCCCGGCAGCGACTCCACCATGCGCACGCGGTCGGCGCACGCGGCCTTCAGCTTGGCGATGAGGTCGGCCTCGACCTGGGCGGTCGACGACGCGGCGACGAGCGGCACGACGGTGGCCATCAGCAGCCGCCCCCGCCCGTCGCGCCCGTCCGGCCCGTCCCCACGAAGGGCGGGTTGATGAAGTCGTCGAGCGTGTCGGAGGTGAAGACGCGCGCCGCCGCGCTCGAGCGCGGACCCTGCGTCGTCTGCACCGGCTGCTGCGCCAGGTCGAGACCCAGCATCGTCTTGCCGTCGCGCAGATCCTTCAGGAGCGATCGCGCCGTGGTCAGCCGGCTGGCCACCAGGTCGGTGATGCGGTCGGCGTACAGGTAGGCGCGCGCCATGTCACAGGCGATGTTCACCAGCACGCGCGGCACTGAGGTCAGCGGCAGCTGATAGCGCGTGGACAGGTAGAGGTCGATCTCGGCGGCCGCGTCCTCGAGGGCGTCGTTGCACTTGTCCTCATCGACCGCAACCGACTGCTCGTCGCTGAGCTGGATGATTTCGACCTGGCCGAAGCGGCGCACCAGGTCGTCGATCGTGGCGTAAGTGTTGCTCATGCCTGGAACCTCGAGACGATCGAAGCGAGGACGTTGGTCTTGGGCGTCCAGCTGCTGCCGGGCGTGGGGAAGGGGCCGAAGCTGTCCGCCTGCGGCGAGCGGTATTCCCAGACCGTGAAGCCCACGTCGGCGGCCACGAGCATGTCCAGGGCCGCGGGCAGCAGCGTGTTGCCCGGATCGCGCGAGGACTCGCACCCGATCTGCTGCACGAAGATGCCCACGCCGTAGTCGTCGCGCAGGCTCGTGAGCCCGCCGAACTTGGTAGGCAGCGTGTCCGTGTTCGCAACGGTCGCGCCCAGCTCGTTCCCCGTGAAGGCCACATTCACGAACGTCGTGTCGTAGACCGAGCGCGTCTTGGCGATCGCGTAGGCGTTCGGGCCGCCGACCATGATGATCGTGTCGGGGTCGGCCTTGCGGATGACCGAGAAGCCTTCGACGTAGAAGTCGTGCACCGCGGAGGCCGGAAAGCCGGGCGGCGCCTGTTCAGGGCTCACCTCGAGGATGGCGATGTTCGGCACATGCCGGTACCGCTTGGCGATGAAGGCCCACAGCGCCCAGAACCGCGCGCGAAAGGCGGCGTTGTTGTAGAAGTTCTGGCCGCCCGTGCCACCCACCGTGTTGGGGACCGGATAGGTGCAGTAGTTGAAGGTCGTCGTGTCGTCGGGCATGCCCTGCGAGCCGTTCTGCCCACAGTTGCTGTCCAGCGTGAGGATGATCTTCAGACCGACGGAGCTGCACCACGCGATGTACTGGTCGAGCTGCGCAAGATGTGCCGGGTCGATGAAGCCTGGCGCGTTCGGGTCGTAGCTGTCGAGGTTGGTGCCAGCGTAGAAGCCGAACCAGCGCAGCGGGATGCGCACGCAGGTCGCCCCCTCGGTGACATGGTCGCGCGCGTCGGTGGCCACCACCTGGCCCCAGTGGCCCCAGTTCCAGCCGCGCAGCGGCTTGGCCAGGGGCACGCCGGCCTCATCGAGCCAGGTACTGCCCGCCAGGCGCATGCGCGGCGCCGGCGTAGCCAGCGTGTCGGGCAGCGACTCGGTGTCGACGAAGAGCGAGTCCGTCATTGCGTGACGTCGGGGACGACCTGGATGACGCCGCCAAAAGGCGTGAGGATGGTTCCGTTCGCGTCCGTGATCTGGAAGTCCCAGGTCCAGACGCCGGCGACCAGCGTGAGAAGGCGCGGAGGCACCCGGAACAGCCAGAGCGAGGCGCTCACGATCACGATCGAGCCGTCAGCCGTCGTCAGCGTGTCGCCGAGCACGGACGGCCGCGCCGCCTTGCGGAACTGCATGCGCGCGGAGACGGCGGCCGCCGCCGGCGTCGCGCCGTTCACGTTGACCGTGATCGGGTCGATGCCAGCCCACGTGTCGCCGTGGATCGCGTAGGAAAGCGTCACGCGCTGCATCAGTACACCAGCGCCGTGTTGTGGAGCGCCTTCCAGCTGTTGGCGGCGTTCGACGCATCGCACACGGCCAGAACACCGGCGGGAATCGTTCCGGCGATCGCCTTGGTCTTGACGACATTCCCGGCGTTGGCCGCCCGGGTGAGGGCGGTGTTGGCCAGGTCGATGACGAACTCCGGGCCGTTCACGTCAAGCGTGATCGAGGTGAAGGTGCCGTTGAACTGGCCTGCGCCGCTGGCGAAGGTCGCGAACAGGCCGGATCCGCGGAACTTGCGCGTGCCGCCCACGCCGGCGCCCATGTTGAAGATGCTGTTGAACTGGCCGCGAATGTTGTTCACGCAGTAGTTCTCGTTCGCGGAGCTGTCGCTCGCGATGAGGTACGTGCTGCCGCTGTTCGCGTAGGCGTCGTCGATCGTGCAGTTGTTCAATGCGCCCGATCCGCCCACACGCACGATGGAATCGCCGTCGAGATTCGCCACGCTGAGCAGCTTGGCGTTCACGATCGTTCCCTGGTTGACGTACAGGAGCGCAGCCTTCGTGCCCGTGCCGTTGACCTCCTGCATATCGACGTCGCTGATCAGCAGCTTGGTGATCGTCGTGCCCGCGCTGGTCTGGACGATGCTGGTGAAGGCAGCTGTCGGAAGCAGGGTGTTGTTGTTCGCGAACTTCACGTCCGAGATCTTCAGCGAGCGGATCACCGCGCCGTTCTGGACGTTGAAGACGGTGCCCTTCCACTCAGCGAAGCCGTTGGCCAGGTTCAGGCGCGCGTGCACGCGCTCGATCGTCAGGCTGTCGTAGTTGCCAGCGACGGCGATCGCGCCGATCAGGCCACGGCCCGTGACGATGGGGTTCGCCCCGTCGCCCATCGGGCTGGGCAGCGTGATGTCGCGCAGGATCACGTTCTTGCGCTTGCCCACGGTCGCGGCCGCGGCGCTGATGTCGGTGAAGACGCGGACCTCGCCGCCGTCCGATCGGCGGACGTCGACGCGCTCGATCGTGAGGCCGTCGATGTTGATCTCGATCGCGTTCTCGACGGGCGTTCCGGTATCCGTGACGATCGAGGTGATGGCGCTCGTCGTCGAATCGACCGTGCCCGTCAGGTTGCGAACGACGATGTTGCGGAACACCTTGCCCGTCGTGCTGTACAGGCGGCAGAGCTCGGTGTGGTTGTTATTCGCGCGGACGTTCTCGATCGTCGCGTTGATGACGTCACCGGAACCGTAGTCGGCGTTCCAGTTGATGACGTAGGGCGCGAAGTCGGAGTTGCCCAGGGCCGTGAGGTTGTCGCCGTCCTGGCCGCTCATGCCCTGCAGCAGCACGTTGCGCGCCGGGCCGTTGATGTGCCAGCCGTCTGACGCGGTCTTGGGCGCCTCCATGCCGTACGTCGTCACGCCGGCGCAGGCCGTGGCGTAGAAGGAGTACTTCCGCGAGTTCGCAACGCGCAGGCCCGGCGTGCTCAGCGTGCTGATGCTGTTGAAAATCAGCGCATGCGCGTCGCACGACTGATTCACGATCGACCGGTTCGCTTGGTCGT